GTATCTAGCTGGAAAAAGATTGGTCCAGCGGTGTCAAGGGGCGGAGAGAAAAACGATCTATGAAGAAATCAATACTTATATTGAGAACAAAGATAACGCCCTTTCTCCCGCAACTATTCGCGGCTACCGTTCTATCCAGAGAAACCGATTTAAGTCTATTATGGAAAAAACCTTTCAAGAAATACCGGAAAAAGATTGGCAGAAAATTGTAAATGATGAAGCGGCATTATGCGCTCCTAAAACCTTAAAAAACGCATGGATGTTTTTGAGAACTGTCTCCTGCCAAAACGCAAAGATCGTGTTGCCAGAAATATCCATTCCATCGGTTCCTCCTGCTGACACAGCATTTTTGCAACCAGAAGAAATTTTAATTTTTGTAGATCAAATTAAAAGTACAAAAGTCGCTGTTGGAGCTTTGTTAGCTCTTTCGTCCTTGCGAATATCGGAGATTTCCGCGTTGAGATGGGAGGATATACCTAAAAATCCAAAAATAATTCGAGTGTCTGGCGCCGTCGTCCGTGCTGACAAAAAATCTTGGGTTCGAAAAAAACAGAACAAAAATGTTTCTAGCACGAGGTCAGTACCAATACTTATTCCAGAGCTTTCAGATGCAATAGAACGGCTCAGAAAGCCTTTCGGGCCCGTTATGGACTATGACCAAGACACGCTTCGTGTTTATGTTCACAAGGCGTGTCATTCTGCTGGTATAACAGATGTTACAATTCATGGATTGAGGCATAGCTTTGCCTCATTAGCTTATCACCTCCAAATGCCAGAGAAAATTGCTATGGAAATTGGCGGGTGGAAAGATGCTGCCACCATGCATAAAATATATACACATATTGCTAGAAGCGATATTGAGCATTATAAGTCTGCCATGTCAGATTTCTATAAGAGCAGAGAAAATGCTAACAAAAACGCTAACGGTCGCAAAAAATGTTGATTTTTTAATGATTATACGCTTTAAATGGTGGGTTCGAGTCCCACCACCGGCACCAAATCAAAAAACCACGTAGCCTCAATGGTTGCGTGGTTTTTCTTTGCATTTCAATGGTTTCCGGGTGGATTAAAAAGATTTATTTAAGATATAAGCGTTCTAACAAAGATTTAAAAAATGCATATCGCAACAAGTAAATGCTAACAAAAACGCTAATAAAATCCCCGCCCTCACAAGAGAGCGGGGACTATCGTCAGTGCTTCACGACAAACTCATAGTACCGAGCGAGTTTGTCCGGAGCGGCGTCCTGGTCGTCCAGAAACGCTTTCGCAATTTCGGCATAGAAGTCGATGTTGCTGACATTGAGCTTCTTGGCGACCTTGCTGTAATCGGAATAGACCATGCTCATAGCTACCCACCATTGATAAGGGTCGCAGTTGATTCCCCTCTGCGTCATGATCTGGTTGGTTTGTTCCAACGTCCAGTGAGGGCCGGTAGTGCCGTCTACATTCTGCATTGCGCTGGTCCACTCTTTCGCCTCTTCCTGTGTGAACGGTTTAGCTGAATTGGAATAGGAAGGTTTTCTGTTTTCCCATTGGCAGATAGCGTTGTAAGCGCCGCTGTAAGCGCTTAAACGTTCTGCCGTCCGTTCGCTCATTGGTTCAACCATGCATTCCGCAATTTTTAAAAGGAGCCATTCTCGGGAGCCTTCCCGCGCTTCGTTGGTGCCATTCATGGCGGCACCCCCTTACTCACGGTCCAGCTGTTCCATGCAGCGGCGGATAGCCTCACGCTCCCGCTCATTTGACACAGAGCCCATCATATCCTCCAACTGGGCCATCATCTGCTCTTTTGCATCATGACGGCTGTAACCGCTTTCACGACCGCGATTACTGTAACCATCTCGGGAGTAGTGACCCCGGACGTAGTGTTTTCCGCGATTGGCGTAGCTGGAACCGCGGTTATAAGACCCGCGCCCTTCCCAGTCTCCGGCCTCGGAGTAACCGCCATCTTCCTCCAGAGCACAAATTTTGTCAATGTTCTTGATGGTGTCGGTGAGCTTATGTGCCAGCTCCAAATCGCCAGCGCCCAGTTCTCCCTTCCGAGCTAGTTCCTCCAGCTCCATCTCAAACTTATCTTTCAGCTCATACAGTGCTTTCATTTTGCTCTCTCCTTTCAGCATACACGCTCAACGATCACGTTGGCATTTTCCAGCTCAATCGTCTCTGTGGAGGTGTTTTTGACAGCCACTGTCACACAGCAGCCACGGGGAACCTCAATAAATGCGGCAGCAAATACATTGAAGAACTCATTAACTGCTGCAGGGGTGACAATAGCGGTCGCACTTCCAAGGGCCTCGCCCTCCACGGCGATAGCGACAGAGATGGGACCCACTGCCCCGCCGGTCGGGATGGCAATATTCCCGCCAAATACCACCTTGTAACGGGCACGGCACTGATTGGTCATCCCCCGCAGAGTGATGATGCCAGAACCTTCCCGATGAACGATACAATTGGAGCCGGAAACGGGCGTTTCGCTGAAAACTGCATTCCCATTAGCCGCGATCTGCTGAACAAATACTCCGGTAAATTCAGCCATAAAATCAATCCTTTCTCATAAAAGAATACGGCGGAGCCATTGCCCCGCCGCGTTGTTGTAGTATCGGCACGGGGCCGAACATTCCGGTCATGCCGGAAAGCTGATGTATTTGGTTTTAGCAGCCGCAACCGCAGGAGCTATAGCACCCACAACCGGCATAAGGGTTCGGAACCTGATAGGCCGGAACGGGACACGGACGGAGCTGGTTGACCAAGTAATTGTTCTGAGCCTGCTGAGAAGCCGCCAGCCGCAGAGCCTGATTCTCGTCCCGCAGGGCCTGAGCCTTATCCGCCGCAAGGTAATCAATGATGCGATCTCCCACGCGGTCAATGGCTTGCAGGGTGTTGCAATTCATCTGCTGGGCCTCGAAGCGCGTCTGCATGGTGGACTTCTCAATGTCACAGCAGCAATTCTGAATCTGGTTCTGGATGGCAGTGGTGTTCATCACACCCTGGGTAGTGTTCGCCTGGATCATCGCCTGTGTCGCATTTGCGTTTTGAAGCGCGTCATAGCGATTGGTGCAGCAACAGTCTGCAATCTGTGCCTGCAAAGCGTTGTTGCCCTGCATGATTGCCATCTGGGTTGCGTTGCCGTTGGTCAAAACAGCGGTGTTTAAACCGTTGATCTGCTGTGCGGTAGTGTAAAAACCGTCGCAAAGACCCTGCTGAACAGTGTCCAGCTTGCGCTCTACCTGGGCGAAGTCAGAGGCGAGGACATAGTTGTCGATTGCGCCGGAGCCGGAGGGGGTTGCACCGTTTCCATTGCCGCCCCAGTTGCCGCGATTCCAACCACCGGCGAAGATAAACAGGAACAGGATAATAATCCACCACGAGCCATCGTTACCCCAGCCCATGCCACCGCCGCCATTGCCGCTCGTAGAACCAGCTGGAACCACAGGCATGGTAAAGGGAGTTTCAGAATTAAGAGACATGTGATTTCTCCTTTCAAAATTTGTTTTCTATGCTAAATCGTGGCCACGATTCAAGCCTATTGATTGCTCATCATTTGCTGAAATGCTCTTGCCATTCCCTGCAATTCGTTGAATTGCGCCTGGGTCATCTGGCCGGAGTTGAGAAGCTCCTGTACTTTCGCTTTTGGGTCACCCTGAAAAGTTTGGCGGAATTCCTTGAACTGTTGGAGCATTCCCATCATGTTTCCCATAGGGCCGGGGAGATTACCGCCGCCCATAGCGTTGAAAAACGGATTACTCATCGTTCGCGGCCTCCTTCTTCGCCTTTGCGATTTTTGGCGTACTCAGAGCGTCCACACGGGCCGCTAGAGCGTCCAATTGCTCACGGGTGGCATATTCCACTGCCGGGGCCTGCGAGGGCTGTGCAGGGCTTGCAGGAGCATTTGAGGCGATTCTTTCCACCAGGTCGTAAATCTTGGTAGTGGGCTTTCCAGAGGCGTCAGCCTGTTTGAGGTAGATCACCGGCGCGGTGCTGTCCCACAGGGCAACGGCACTATTGGGGGCTACCGGGTACTCGAATGCCGCCTGCCCACCGGGAACCCACACAATCTGTGTGTTGTTCTGCTGGGGTGGTTGTTGCATATTTTGCAGCGGCTGGGGCTGATACTGCCCAACCCTCAGCTGTGCCATCTGGTCAGGCATAGGCGGCTGATAGGGTTGATAGGGATTGTAGTAAGACGGATAACCATAAGCCATGAATTAATCCTCCTTCATCCAGTAGTACAAAACGATCTCATTCCCGCTGTCCCAGGTGTCATATATAATAGAATCCTGAATGCAGACCACATGTCCGGACAGAGCAAGAATATAGGTCCCATGTGGGTTCTCTGCTGCGAAATCCGCTACGGACATATCATCTCGGACAATGTCCCTCTCGAAGCCCTGCCTGCGCAGATACGCTCCCCACACGGCGTTGCTTGAAGGCATATCTTTGAGCAGGTTCCCTTCAATGCAGAGATTCCAATAGGTAGCGTCCCAACTTTGGCCCAGGGCTTTAGAAATCGCTCTGACTGTGCAATCTCCAACATTGCGTCCGGCTGGGTTTTCGTTGTAAAATTCAAACCGCATATTCACGCCGGTCATCGAACAACAATTCCTGCTGCCGGATGAACGCCTCCAATTCCGAAAATTTCCCCTCTGCCGCGTACTGAAAACAAGTGTCTGTGGCATTAGAGGCCGTCCATCCACAGGCCACCAGCCGCTTGACAAGCTCAGACCCATTCACAAGCAAAATAACACGTCCTTTGCAACAAAAATAAGGAGTCCGTGAGGAGGGCGGCGACGTGTACCAACCCTTGAATCCTCACGTCCTCCATGTCTATATTGTCGCATAAAAAATCCCCGCATGGGTGGCATCCATGCGGGAGTTATGTGGGAGTTATGTGAAATGTGTGATAAAGTAACTTCGTTACTCCGCATAATTGACATTCATTTTCTTTGAGATATAATAAGAGTGTAGAAACCTAGACAGTTGCCACAGCCTATACTAACACGCAGAGTAAGGTATTATCCCCACCCGCAGTGAGCCGTACTGATTGCAGCAGACGGTTCATTTTTAACATGGTGGATATAATAGGAGGAAGGAGGCCTCAATATGGTTCGAATCATTGATGCAGCTAACTATTTATTTAACGAATACAAATCTATTTCTGGCGGGAGTCTGCTGGATGAAATGAAACTCCACAAGCTCCTTTATCTTGCACAGAGAGAAAGCCTTGCAATTTCCGGACGACCTCTTTTTTATGAAAGTTTTGAAGGGTGGAAGTTCGGCCCGGTATCTCCGGATGTAAGAAAGGTATATTCCAATAGTGGCATTCAAGCCATAACAAATGACGTCTCACCAGAAGCTTCTATTATTTTGAACGCAATATTGGAGGAATATGGACCGATCGAGTCCTGGAGTCTAAGCCAACTTTCTCACCAGGAAATTTCATGGAAAAACGCGAGAAAGGGGTTTTATCCAGATGACCCTGGAAACGTTGAGTTAAAGCTAGAGGATATTATGGAGGACGCAAAAAAAGTGCGCCCATTTGATCACATTTGGGGAATGTACTATGACGAATTTGAAGACATCCCGCCGGGGGAGGTCCCCGCAGTATGAGTGAAGCAGGCAAGATTTACCTGTTTTCCATGCAGTTCTATGATGTGAAAAGTGGAATGATGGCCTTTAAGGCAAGGCCTGCGCTAATCATGTATGGGCCGAGAAATAATGACTATACAGTGTTGCCAGTCTCCACAATAAAAAATTCGAAAGATAGAGACCCAGACTATGATCTCCGAATTGACCCAAGAGATTATCCAAATTTAAGTTTTAATGATGTCTGCTATATTAGAACGCACAAGCAGACACCGGTTCATCGTAGTTCAAAGTATAAATTGATAGGTGATCTGAAAAAGGAATACCCTCAAAAATATCAAGAAGTAGTTGCTTTGATGGAAAAGTTTGAGCAGGAAATTAAAGAGAAAGCATAATTAAGAGGAGCCGGGTTAATCCCCGGCTCTCTTGTTTGTATAGAGTTGCTTTGCTACTTCCTCAACCCTTTGGAATATGTACTTTTCATGGTCACTAACTGTGCTTCGGTACCATCCCAGTTCCGCCGCCACGTCCATCTGGCCCCATTTATCAATGATGCGACGTTTTGCGATTAGTTCATCGTCCTGGTTCAGGGCGGCTTCATAGATGGCTCTTTCCAGCTGAGAGCGCAAGAGTTTATCCAGCGGCGGCGGTAATTTCACTCTTGCGCTCATCAATTCACGTCCTTTTACTTCAAATTGTGATACCTGTACAGCATCACGGCAAACTGTCTGCGGGTAACGGGCTGGTCCAGCATCATATCGCCGTTCGTGTTGCCCAGCATAATGCCGTTCTCCTGCACCCACTGGACAGCCAGATCACTTTCAGAAGGATTGTCCACAGTTTCCTCCTTCCAGGCAATCCCCAGATAGTTCAGGATGCCCTTTGCTTCCGCTTCCGCCAGTTTCTGCCGGTATGCGGAGTTCTTGAGGTTTGCGGCGTCTGCCTGGTTGGTGTGGAAGCCATGCTCAATCAGAACAGCCGGAGCCACGGTCCCTTTCAGGACATACAGCGACGGGTCCGCCACAATCGGCGTAGATCTTACTGTAACACTAGCGTCTTTGACGGCCTCTAGGATATCCTTTGCCGCCTCATAGCCGCTCCCGCTGGTCTTGTAGACATATGCGCTCCAACCGGAGGCAGAGGACCATCCACCGCTTCCTGCGGCGTTGCTGTGAAGGCTCACAAACAGATCAAGGTTCTTAATGGCGTTTGCCATCGTACACCTCTGCGCAAGGCTGACTTCCTCGCCGCCAGTCCGGGTCATGGTGACGGCAACACTATGCCGCTCCAGGATGCTCTGAATGCGTTTCCCCATGTCCAGGGCAAACTCATGTTCATAATAAGTCCCGTCCGGGCTTTTATTGGCGAGGTTTCCCGCGTCATGGCCGGGGTCCAGAACTACCTTCTTCTTTTCCACAGTTGTCTCCCCTTTCCTGAGATAGACCAGAATCAAATCATGCACATCTCTGCTGCTCTGGATGGCCTTGCCTTTGAAATAACACTGGCTGGAGCCGCCGCTGTCCAACATAACGGCGGAATCCCATCCTGCCGCCGCCAGATCGTCTCTGAGGGCCTCCGGCGTCCGGGTCATACTCCCGCCGTCTCTCGTACAGTACAGGGCCAGAGAGCCGCCCTTGATGCCGATAGCGGAGCGTCCCCGCTTTCCTCCCTGGCCCTCGTCATAAATCAGTTTGGAGATTGGCTTTCCGGAAACAACCAGCGGTGTGCAGGTGATATAATTACGCTGAGAGGCGTCCGGCAGCGTGTCCATAGAGATGTCCGGTCCCTCATTCCAGGAGTAGCCGAAGACTGTGTAATCCGGTTTGCAGAGTACCTTCCCATCTGCTTTCAGGTGGCAGTTGGGCCGGAACGTGGACATGTTGTAGAGCGTGCCGTTGAGGATGTAATCCGCCCCGGTCTCCCTCTGGATTTGAGAGAGAGACCGGCGAGCGGTGTTGATGTAGAGCTGGATGCGCTGGATATCTTTCAGGGGGATTGTTACCGCCAGATGGTCAGGCATTTCCATCACTCCCGGAGTTGCGCTTTTCGGCCTGGGTACCGAAGTAGAATGCGATCACCACGGTGAATACGGTGAGGAACTGCTCTGCCGTCACTCCGCCGGTACAGGTCAGGTAGGCGAACACCGCCGTGAGAATTACCGTGACAATGCTCTTGACGGCCAGCAGGTTTGACAGCCGTTTCTTCAAAAGCTCCATGTGTTTTCCTTTCCGGGCAGCACAAAAGCCGCCCTGTCGTGCTTGACAAAGCGGCTTGATTTGGTATAATGAATGT